TCTCAACAATGTCGCTTGCTGACAATGCAGCTAGACCACCGATAGTGTTTGCAGTTGTTGTGTTATAGTCAGTGCCAGCTACAAGTGCTACACCGTTGAGTGATACATCTACGTAATTACCGTCAGTGAATAGTAAGGTTGCTCCACTGTCAGATGCACCAGATAGAGATGTCTCACCGCCTGTTGCTGTGAAGTAAAAGCGACTGCGAACACCTAGTTGTGGGGATTTTCCTATGTATGCCATTATGCAAGGTCTCCGTGCATTACCGCACACACAAATTCACATTCTCGTGCGTTGGTATTATCATACATAGTCATCATTCTTACAAAACTTGTAGCGTTAGATGGGTTGTTTGCAATAAATTGCATTGTTGCCATCCTTAATCCTCCGTTATCGTCTGATTTACCTGTGCCTGTTGCAACATGATTAGCACTAGAGAAATTGTTAGAGTAAGTATACGTTTGGTCCCCATTACCATTATCTGACAAAGTTGAAATATTAAAACTGTCACCTATTGTTGTATCACCGTCATTGATAATAAACGCCTTCGCCAACCCTTGCACAACATTAGTTGTAGCAGCACCACCTTCTGATGGAGCAGTTGTAGATGCAGTGATTTCACCAGCACCTGTTACAGTGCCAGTGAAAGCATAGTCATCTGCTAAATCAATACCGTCTGCATCTAGTTTTGAAAGTGCCATTGGCTACCCCTTATGCGTATGGGCTATCACCCAACAAGTCTACATCCCAAGCTGCCTTGAGGCTTGCAATATCGGTTGCATCAGTAATTTCAGATGCGGCTGGTGCATCACGAAGGGCGTTCTTCTTGGTTACAGATGCTGCCTTTGCAGTTGCATCGTCAGCTTCCATTGCCTTCATGTACGCAACATCTTCAGCGTCAAGCAGTGGGCCACGAACCTCACGAACTTTGTCACGGAAGATGTCTTTTGCAGTGTCCAAGTCCTCTGAAATAACAGAACCTGACAATGACCATGCACCACGAAAGGCACGGTCAGAAGGAACGGTAGCGGTTGAAGCGTCAATCTGGTTCCCGTCCTTGTCTACGATGTATGTTGTTACAGCCATTGTGTACTCCTTATGCTGCTAAATCAGTGGCATTGATGTCTTCAGCTATCTTCCAAGCGTTGCGCCACTCACGTGTGCTTGGTAGCTGTTCTTTGCGGCAAATCACCATCTTTGGTTTGTTGCCTTCATTCCATGTTTTCCAGACGTGTTGTGGCACATCCTTCTGAATTAGGTATTCAATAGCTTCTTCTTCAGTCATCGCTGGCATTGGCTCTGTCTGATGCAACAGATAGCCGCGAGTATGTTTCTTGAAGTCCGGTTGCGCTTCGTCCTTTGCCAGTTCCCAGTACACCCACACAGGCGGCAGGATACCGCCCTGCAATGCACACGCCATCCAGTTCGGGTCAGGCACAAGTATTTTAGCGCACTCATCAATGCTGTCCTCATAGACAACACGATAATCTGACTGCACACCGTCTAGGTTTTCCTTTGCCCAGCATAGGCGGTCAAACAGGTGTGTTCCTTGAAACTCTGGTGTCTGCATTATGCTAAGTCTCCCATAACAATATACGAAGAATCGTAGTCTTGCTTACTACTTGAAGCGGTAAGTCCTGACACCATTTGTATAGTTGTTGTAGACGAAGCATTACAATGACAACTACGATTTGTTGCACTATTTTCTTTTAGTCCTGCTGCAATTGCATAATCATCATTTGAGAAAGCGTTTGAGAAAGTTGATGTTGCATCCCCAGTACCGTTATCTGTCACACTTGAAAATCCAAAACTGTCTTCAAAAGCATCATGTCCAGCATTTAAGTGACCCCACGCCTTCGCACTACCATTCACAACATAGTTCGTGGCGATTGACCCAGCGGTGCTGTGTTCTAAAGTATCTGCTACAATTTTACCAGCCATTATGCTAAGTCTCCATTTATGGTCACACCAGATTTAGGCACATCATACCAAGCACCACTAGTTGGGTCAGTGTAGGCAAAATAAACCTGTAGTTGTGTTGTACTCATTGTTGCGCCAATGTGAACACTTGAAGCATAAGCAGTGGCACCTGATGCGTTAACAGACATACCCGCTGGTGAATAATTTGCATTACTCATAGCAGTAGAAAAAGACATTGTTAATTTGCCAGAACCATCGTCTACAATACCAGATTGCCCAAAACTGTCTTGCACTGATGCTGTGCCGGTAAGTTCATTGTTTGCCCAAACCTTCGCCGCACTCTGTTTAGTCAGCGTGACAGGACTGGTGCCATCACTGCCTGTGATTGTATCTGCGCGTAGTTCACTCATGCTATCACCAGATTACCGCCGGATGTTACCGTCAGTGTTACCCCTGTTGCGATTGTCAATGGCCCTGCACAAAGAGCATTTTCATCTGCATCAATGGTGGTGTCAGTATCTAGTTGCTGTTGATGCACACGGAAGATGTCACCACCACCAGCATTAACCTCACCATTCTCACCTTTGTATGTGCCACCACCTAATGAGATACCAGCAGAAAACATTGCATTAGTAATTGTTCCTGCGCCGGGTGTAATGGTCTGCTGTGCTTTACCCTGAAACACTACATAGAAATCATCAGTAGCGGTAATGCTGCCTGTCATAGTAAGAGCAGTGCCAGCAGTAGTATATGCTACGCTAGGTTCCTGACGCACATTATTTACAAATACTTCAATCTCATTCTCGTTAGCAACGGAATAGTCAAGAGTAAAACTTGTACCACTACCACCAGTCAAATCTTGATAATTGATTGTACTATAAGTAGCAGCAGGTGGATTACCTAGATACGGCATTACTTATTCCTTACGTAATATCAAGATGGCTCAAGACAACATCAGCAGATGATGCAGTATCGGATGTTACTTTTAAAGTATCACCCGGTTCCATAACTACCTTTTGGTCTCCACCAACCACAACTAAAGAACCACCAACAGGTACTGGGGCATCTTTAACTAGATACACACTGTCTTCTGCACCAGAAGTACGAGTTGAAGCGTCAAGCTGTACGTCTACCAGAATTTGTGATGTAACAATATTAGAGATACTCAGACCAATGATGGTGGTTTCTGTGCTTGAAGGACAGGTATAAATGGTAGCAGGTGATGTACCTACTGCTGTATCTGTCTCACATAAAAAAGCGTTTGCCATATTTTACTCCAAATGTACACTAATTATACCATATTTGTAATGGTTTGTCAAGTACTTTTTATTATCCTAATGCAATAGCTAGTGCAACAGCCGCACCATTTGCAAATGCCTGTGTAGACACAGTTCCTGATTCATCACCAAATGTGAAGGTTCTGTTTGCTGTAGGGTCAGTGATAGCAAGTGTTGTTGTGATGCTATCTGCAGTTGCACCTTCAAAAGTGATTCCAGTTGCTGTCACATTACTTGCTGCACCTAGTGAATTATCTACATACGCCTTAATAGACTGCTGTGTAGCAAGAGCCGTGTCACTGTTAGATGACATTGTATCTTCATCAAGAATGGCTGTTACAGTTGCACCAGTAGCAAGTGTCAAGTCTGTGCTTGCAGTCAAATTAGTAAACGTACCTGCTGCTGCACTGTTAGCACCTATTACTGTACCATCAATCTCACCAGCAGCAATGTCTACTTTGGTAATATCAACTTCGCCAGTACCGTTTGGTGTTATTGCAATGTTACCGTTGGTATCTGTGCTGGTAATAGCATTACCGTTTAGGTTTAGATTGTCTACCTGCAGTTCTGTTACTGCACTAGCTGTACCGATTGTAACACCATCAATAGTACCAGCGTCAATGTCTGCTTTTGAGATGTTTACTTCACCAGTACCATTTGGTGTTAGGTTAATATCACCATTGGTATCTGTGCTAATAATAGTATTGCCATCAACATTGATGTTACCAATGGTTGCACCATTACCATTCAGCTTCAGGCGTTCTGCTGCAGTAGCACCTGCTGACATAGTTTTGAATACCATGTCAAATTCTTCAGCCGTAGGTGTCAAGCCCGTAGCTACAGATTCAATGACACCACCTGTTTCAATTGTGCTTGCTGCAGTCTCAGTTGAAAACTCAACACCTACACCAATACCAACAGCAGGTGTGCCTGTGCTTTTAGCTTGCAGCTTCAATACATCTGTGACACCATTAGTTGTGCTATTCTCTACGTCAAGCAGTACACCTACATCAGCTTGATGTGTAAGCGTTACTTCGCCGTCAGCACCTAAGTTAATAATAGCACCGTCAGAAGACAAAGAGACATCATCATTTACAACAAGGTCATCCGATACTGTAACACCTGTTGCTGTTACTTCTAGCTTTGTAGCACCTGCTTGCTGCAGTTTAAGGCTACCAGCACCACTGTCGTTAATAATGCTGTCAGTAGCGTTATGGAAAATCTCTAGGTCATTACCTGTACCAAAGCGAATCTTGTCGTTGTCAATAAGGTCAATTCCAGTACCAGCAGTAATATTACCATTAGCAAGGATTTCACTTAGTTCGTTATTTGATGTAATCTGTGAATCAACGTAGGCTTTGATAGACTGCTGTGTTGCCAGCGCAGTATCGCTGTCAGAAGTCATTGTGTCTTCATCTAGGATAGCAGTTACGGTAGAACCACTGGCTAATGTTAAATCAGTATTGGCTACAAGATTAGTAAATGTACCAGCAGCAGGAGTTGTACCGCCAATAGGTGTACCGTCAATAGTACCTGCATCAATATCAACTGTACCTAAACTAGCCGAACCAGATAGGTATAAATTTTTAAATCGTAGTAGATTAGTACCGATATCAAGTGTAGCATCTGTCTTAGGTTTTATCTCTGTGGTACTTGCTACAAAGTCTTGGGCAGGTCCAAGCACAGTAACTGGACCACCTTCGCCTGATGTACCATCGTGCGTGTGTCCTGTGCTACTGTTAAACGCCGCTTCAATGGCATCATATTCACCATCAAAGTCTGCAGCGTTAATAATGTTACCGTCAGCAATATTGTTAACGGTATCGTTTCTGGTATAGCCTGTTCCCATAGTTTTTACCTTCTATCGTGAATTGCATATTCAGTCGTTAATGCGTCAATTGAATATGGCGGGTTTTGGTCATCTGATTCAAATTGAAATGACACAGTAAATCCAGAGCCTATAACTTGCGTTTGGAATAGTTTAAGTAGCTTAGTACCAAATCGTGTGACACCAAATGTGCCGCTACCAAAAAAGCCAACAGTACCTTGTGTGTTAAGAATACTAATAGGTGGTGGCTGAATAGTACCCTGACTATCAAAGTCAAGTTTTAAACTTACATCAAATGCAACGCTACCTTGTGGGTCAGTGTACAAGAATAACTTGTAGAATGTTTTGCGTTTACGTGGGTCACTAATAGGCAAGTGAGGTGTAGCAAATGTTGTTTTGATATTTTGACCATCAAATGAGTTGCCACTTTCCATCTGATACAAGTAGCCATCATCGTTTGAAAACAGTACTACTTCAACATTTAAGTTATAGTCACTGTCAGATACATACGACCTAATACCACGTAGTTCCGCAAAGGCCATGCCTTCACCGCCCTG